GCCAAGAAGTTCAACAAGCTATTATCTTACGAACCGTATCGGTATCAGGCGGAGTTTCACCGGAGCAGGGACGATTCTGGGAATCAGGCACGGCAACGTTGTCTGATGGCTGGAAACAAGGTCGGCAAGACCTTCTGTGGTGCAGCAGAGATGGCATATCATCTAACGGGACTGTATCCAGAGTGGTGGGATGGCTGGAGGTTCGACAGACCGATCCAAGCCTGGGCCGCAGGACAGAGTCACTATGCAACGAGAGACATTGTTCAGTGTGAACTTCTCGGAACTCCAGGAGATCCGGATGCACAGGGAACGGCAGCCATTCCGAGAGAATTGATTCTATCGACAGAAAGAAATCCTGGGGTTCCCAACGGCATCGGGATGGTGCTGGTCAAGCATGTAAATGGAAAGAGCAGACTCCAGTTCAAATCATATGACAGTGGTGCTTCTGCCTGGATGGGAGTAGCCGTAGACGTAGTTTGGATGGACGAGGAACCACCGCAGGACATTTACTCGCAATCACTTCGTGCATCACTGAAGAACGGAGGTCCGGTCTATCTGACGTTCACACCGGAACGGGGAGTAACCGGAGTTGTTCAGAACTTTTTGAATGACCGAAAGCCTTCGCAGCAACTGGTGACTGCTTCCTGGGACGATGCTCCGCATTTATCCGAGGATGTAAAACAGGAGATTCTCTCAGCGTTACCGTTGCATGAGCGTCAAATGAGATCCAAGGGAATTCCGGTACTTGGAAGCGGACAAGTCTTTCCGATTGCAGAAGAATCCTTTTCAGTCAGAGCCTTTGAAATTCCGGAACACTGGCCGAGGATCTGTGGAATCGACTTCGGTTTCGACCATCCGACTGCAGCAATCTGGGTAGCCTGGGACCGTGACACAGACACAGCTTATCTCTATGACAGCTACTGTCAGTCCGGTGCAGCGATGTTGCAACATGCCGAAGCAATCAAACTCCGAGGAAACTGGATTCCGGTAGCTTGGCCTCATGACGGTAGCATTCATGACAAGGGAAGTGGACATGCTTTAGCTGATCAGTATCGCAGAGCCGGAGTCAATTTCTTGGGTTCCCACTTTCACAATCCGGAAGGCGGAATTGCTGTCGAACCAGGAATCATGGCGATGATCACAAGGTTTCAAACCGGAAGACTGAAGGTCTTCGATCATTTGCAGGACTGGTACAAGGAATACAGAATCTATCACCGCAAGGACGGAAAGATTGTCAGAAAGAATGATGACTTGATGTCCGCCACCCGTTATGCCGTTCAATCTCTTCGGTATGCAACAGTTCGGACCTGGAGACCCAGAGCAGAGGTAGCCGAGGGTTCTTTGTCAGATCGCACTTTTGACCCTTTCAACCATTGGAGAGCATGGCCAGAGGATACAACCCCGTCTCCCGTGTGGAGGAACTGAGACAACGTTTTGAAACAGTCCGACAACAAGGACTTTCGGCACAGCAGTCGTACCAGCAGGACTATCCTCAGTATCGAAGTGCCTACGATGAAGCAGTTGCCTTTGAACCCCAAGTTCGGAGTGCCTACGATGCTTTTCAAACGGAAAGGACTCAGGCCCGTCTGGATGCTTACAACGCACTGTTATCGACCTACGAGGGTCTCCAGGCCAATTACAAGGCATACGAACCGACTCTTCAGCAGTACCAGACCACGATGCAACAGAGTGGCGCAGAGTTAGACCAGATCAACGAGATGCTTCCGTCCTTATTGAAACAGATTGAAGTGGAACGAGATCCGAGGAAGCAGGGAGTTCGCAGAAACTATCAGCAGAGCATTCTGACTTCTACCGTCCGGAGTCCTTCAGCCATCCGATGATTGAAAAGTGTACTCTAGCCGATGTAGATGCCTTGATGGCAGATCTCCGGAACATGTATGTCGAAATGGCCCCCTTCGGAAAGATGGATGAAGAGAAATGTATTTCGTTTCTAACCGACAGTATTCAGCACCACGTAGTTCTGAAGAAGACTGAAGACGAAAAACTCTTGGGACACATGGGTCTGAGAGTCGAAAGCCACTGGTACACTAAGGATGTTGCTCTTTATGAATACTATGTCTACGTCCATCCGGAGCACAGAAAAACGAGAACAGCCTTTGAACTCTACAAAGTAGCGAAGTCCGTAGCACAGTCAGTGAAACTACCGTTTTTCTATGGAACCTTCCGAAAACCAGAGTCTGATTTTGAACGAGTGAATAAATTTCTGAAACGCCAAGGGGGGCAACAGATTGGATCACAATATTTTATAGGAGCATAGTATGAGTTTTCTAGGTGATATACTGAATTTATCTGGGGCAAGCACAAGTGGCGGATCTAGTAAAAGTGGCGGGAAAAGTAGCGGATACAGTAGTGGTGGGTTTAAATTCTCTCCAATTGACATCAGTGTTCCAGAAGGTGGTTTCAAATTCAATATACCAGATTATTCAGCGATCACGAACACAGCACAACAAGCTGTAGAAACAGTAACAGCACCTGCAGTCCAAGCAGTAGAACAAGTAGCTAAGCCGGTAGAACAAGCCGTAAAGTCAGTAACAGCACCCGTAGTCAAAGCAGTAGAGCAGGTAGCGAAACCCGTAGAGCAGGTAGCCCAGACAGCAGTCCAGGCAGTCACCCCTGTGGTTGAATCCGTAGTGGATGTTGCCAAGGTTCCTGTCCAGGCAGTAGAACAGATCACAAAGATTGACGCACCAAAGGTGGTGGAGTCGGTAGTAAAGGAAACAATACTGGCCCCAGTAAAAACAGCCGAGACGGTAGTAAAAGCGGCAGAACCAGTAGTCAAGGCGGCTACACAGGTAGTTCAGCAACCCGTCAAGGCAGTCGAAGAGATTGCCAAGATTGATGTACCGAAGGTCGTAGAGAATGTAGTGAAGCAAGCAGCAACCACGGTGACAGAAACACCAAAGATGGTAGTGCAAATTGCAGAAAATGCTGCATTGAAACCTACTTCCAATCTAGCGATGGCTTTGACAGAAAAGGCAAAGGATGCATTGGAATTAACTTGGGATAATATCATTTCTCCATTTCAACCAGGAACGACAGAAGGGACGGTAGCAGCAGAACCTGCTGCAGCAGATCTGGATGCTAAGGGACTAACAGGAAACGAAGATCCTTTTGCGGATATTGAAACAAGTACCACCAAGGCAGACAAGATGACGGAGGAGGAAAGACTCCGCAGAATCAGAAGACTGATGTTGAACAGATATGGACGAGAAGACACGATTTTAACTGGAGCAAAAGATCCGATGAATCGTAGAAGATATGCGAGTGCATTATGAACATTCTCGAAGAATACGAGGCACTGAAAAGCGATAGAGGCAACTGGGAGAACCAGTGGCAGGATATTGCAGAACTGATGATTCCTCGTAGAGCAGACTTTACCAATCGGTATCGTGCTTCCGGAGAACAGAGGAGAGATCGGATCTATGAATCCACAGCAGTCCGTGCCTTGGTCCGAGGAGCATCCGGTCTTCACAATACGTTGACCAGCAATACGGTTCCCTGGTTCTCATTGGAGACCGAAGATCCGCAGTTGATGAAAGAGAGAGAAGTCCAGTTGTGGCTGGAAGAAACGACACGTAGAACGATGGCTGTTTTCAATTCTCCTCAGAGCAGTTTCCATTCTTCGATCCATGAATACTTTCTGGATCTGATGGCTTTCGGTACAGCAGTCCTGTTTGTTTCCAATGAACCTCCCTTCGGTCCCGTTTTCCGGTCTTATTTCTTAGGACACTGTTACATCGCAGAAGACAAACTCGGCAGAGTGGATGCCATCTACCGGACCTTCTGGGACACGGCACGATCTCTTTATCGTCAGTTCGGAGAATCGCTATCCGATGAAATCAAAAAGGCAGCAGACAACAATCCCTTTGAACGCTTTGAAATTCTTCATTGTGTCAAACCTCGGAACAAGTCCGGCAAGGGACAACTGTCGAAACCGTATCTATCCGTCTACATCGAAACAGCAACCAGAAAGGAAATCCGAGAAGGAGGTTTTGAGGAGTTGCCGTACATTGTCAGTCGATGGCAAAAGAATTCGATGGAAGTCTACGGACGAGGACCAGGGATCGAAGCATTGCCGGATGTCCGGATGATCAACGAAATGGAACGAATTGGTCTGATTGCTCTTCAAAAAGTAGTCGATCCTCCGATGTTACTGCCAGACGATGGATTCCTCGGACCCGTAAGACTCCAGCCAGGAGGATTGAACTATTTCAGAGCCGGACTTGGACCACAGGATCGAATCACTCCGTTGATCACAAATGCCAGAATTGATCTCAATGAAGCAAAAATGGGTCAGGTCCGGAATGCGATTGAACGAGCATTCTACATTGATCTCCTGGAACTCCCTGGACCAACTGCTGCAGACGGGGATGTCCTCCGGTTTTCGGCAACAGAGATTGCTGCACGGCAGAGAGATCGGCTTTCGATTCTTGGACCCATTGTCGCTCGTCAGGAAGTTGAACTGCTTGGACCTCTGGTCCTGAGAACAGTATCGATTCTTTTACGAAATGGTTCCCTTCCGGAAGCACCACAGTCCTTGCAACAGGCAGAGTTCAAAATCTCGTATTCCAATCCGGTAGCAATTGCTCAAAGATCCGGTGAACTTGCTTCGATTTCACAACTGATTCAGTTCCTTGTTCCATTTGCCCAACTTGATCCGACGGTCATTGAACGTTTTGAAACCGGAAGAGTTGCCGAATTGGCAGCAGAGATTTTAAAAGTTTCTCCCTCAGTTTTCCGTACAGAAGCC